GGGGTATTATCATCACCAATTGTAGTTTTTACTACATCTGTTTTTGTTCCGTCAAAATTAGGGTTTTCTGTTTGTGTAAGTAAATTTGTAAATTCACCAATTGTTGTTACTTGTGTTACTACACTACTTGCATTAATAGATACGTTACCTAATTTATCTACTGCCTTAATTAAATATGTTCCAGTCTTAGCTGGTACAACTATAGATGTACCTGGTCTAGATAACTTCTTAACTAATACAATTGAGTTCTGCCACTCAGCTCCTGTAGTAAGTGGACTAAAATTTATTCTATAATGTGATAAATCTAAGTCAGGAACAGGGTCAAAACTTAAATGAGCTTCTTTACCTACTATATTACAAGCAAAATTTTCTACATCAGATGGAGGTGCTATCTGACCTATTATAGTTCTGTTAGCTGTAATAGAAGATGATTTTACTCCAAATATATTTACACCTCTAGCTCGGACTTGATATTGTGCTTTATCTATTACATTTAGAAATTCATATTTAGTTCTTGTACCTCTACCAATCAATTTAAAATCATCTGTTACAGAATTTCCATCTGCGTCTGTTAATTGTTTTACTTCTACTTCAAATATCTCTGTAAAGTTGTCTGTTGGAGCTGTCAGATTTATTACTAATTTAACGATTACAGTACCATCATTATATTGTACTAATTCATCTGTTAATGTAAGTGCAGTTGGTGCAGCAACTGTTGTTGCACTTGGTAAGTTTGTAGCTTTACCACTTGAGATTGTAGAATAATCACTTGTGCTAAAATCATAAACCGCACTAGCAGTTTCTCTAAACTCTGCATCTATTAATGGTACAGGAGCTTCATTACCACCATCCATTGCAAAAGACCAACCTGTTAATTCAAAAGTTTTGTTTGTAAATCCTAATCTTGAATTTGTTATTTGTACTGTATCGCCAATATCTAATTGAAAAGCATCTAAGTTAAATGTAGCTGTAAAACTTATTTGTTGTCTAGCTTTTAATAATTGTATTTTTGCTAGTCTTTGTACAGTTGTTGATGATGTTGTCATCGGAAAGTCAAACTCACCAAATATTCTTTCAGAGTTATCTTCAGTTTCAAAAGTTGAATTTGTAAGTATTGGATAATCTTCAGGTTGATAAAAATTTGCAGGTTCTGAATACACACCTTTTACTGCATTAAATAATTCTTTTTTTGATATTCTTGTATTTAGAGTAATACCTGACCTAAAATGATTTTCATTTAAAGTAACACTAGGTGTTTCATAAACAGCAGGTCTTAATTTAAAAGCTCCATTTGAATATATTAGATGCCCTGCCATAGTTGTAAGCATATTTTGTAAAATTACTTTAGGTGATTTATCTAATGTAAAAGTCCCATTTATTGTAAATCTATCTTCAGTTCCACTTGACAAGGAAACATCTTCATCGCAAGTATTAGCTACAGCAGAAAAATTAGTGTCATTTATTTCAGCAGTCTCTGCACCTAAACCATAATCTGAGTTTGTTAAATAATCACGAATACATAATGCAGGGTTTCTACTATATGCAGTACCACTTGTTCTTGGATCAAAAACTTTTTTACCTTCTACTTCTACAGTTATGTTTGGCACACCATTTGGATAAACATCAGAGTCAAAATTTAATCTTATATATCCATAAGCTATACCTCTAAGTCTGTGATTTGAAGTCCATTGTGTTATTTCAGATACAAGATCTGCATCAGCTACTTGTGCATCAGTACCTAAATGTTTTTTGAATCTTAATTTTCCCTCATATTGATTTCCTGATGATGGAAATAATCTTGCTATACCATCGCTATCAGCACCATCTTGTGTGAGTGGTACTTCATTTTCATTTAAAAAAAGTTTTGTAATATCGTTAATTTCATGTCCTGCTATTGTAAATATTATATGTAAAAAATCATTTGTTGAGCCTGTAGCCTCTGCATAAACCATAACTCCACCAACTCTTGTTTTCCCATAAATAACTCTATGGGGTGCAAGTCCTGATTTTGCAGTTACCATAGTTCCTTGTTGTAAGTTTGTACCAATGTTAGGTAAATCAACTTCAGGTGCTAGTTTTTTATTGACTGCACTTAGAACCATTTGAGTTCCTGCAGATATTAAAAATGTTCCAATAAGACCCTGTGTAGCTGTACTAAAAGCTCCTCTTGTAACAAAACCGCCAACAGCTTTGGCAGCAGTAGATGAACCTATAGCAGGTATTGCAGCGAACCCTGTAGCTATAGCTCCAACAATAATTGCAGTTTTGACTGTTTTACTTCCCATTAATCTATCCTCCAGGCAATATCACATTTATTTGTGGGTTTTGTTTCTTGACCATTTTTTGTTTTAAATACTGATTTTTCACCAATACATACACCCATTGTGCCACCTAACTCTTCATCTGTTTTAAGAAAAACAATATCGCCTCTTCTTGCTAATGTAGTATTTACTTCTGCAAAATTATTCTCTTTTGCAATATCTTTTGCTATATCTAATAAATCTTTTTTATTAAGTTCATTAAGAATTTTTTTTGCTTCTTTTAAAGATTTGTATTCTCTTTCAAAAACTTTTTTTTCTGTAATTACCTCTATTGCACCTAAAATAAAATTTACACAATCAGTTTTACCACGCACAAATTTTTTATCTTGTTGCGATACAATATAGTTTGATAATTTTGTGTCCCAATTTTCTATTCTCATTATGATGTCTTTTTACCCCATATTATTTCTTTATCTTGTAGATCTGTTACAAATTCAAAACCTAAATCACCTGTAAATCTTTCTTGTTGATCTTCGTGGGTGTATCTTCTATTTTTAGGTCTTTCTAATTGTATTAATCTACTTTCTAAATTTAATGTAATTGTAGCGGACTCTGGTCCCTCATCAATTTTCATAATATCCATTTTACCTTTAAAAAGTGTATAAACATCTGCAACTACAGCTTTATTTGTATCAAAAGCACCAAAATATATACTTGCATTTCTATTGGTGTAATTTGCTGTTAGGGCTGTTGATATAAAACTTGATTTTATACCTGTTAAAGATAAAGCAACACCTACAGCTTCAACCTGGTCGCTTTCACTTATACCACTAACATTTATTAAATCACCAAGACCTGTAAATGTTTTTGAAGACCCACCTGCAGTACAAGTTAAATCACCATAACCATTCCAAAACAATAAAGTACCTGTACTAAATTCAAGCTCTACTGCTAAAAAAGGTCTAAGTGCTTCAGCTTTTAACGCATTGTTAAATGCAGTTGTTATTGATCGTGCCATAATTTACTCCAATATAAATTAATAGAAGAATTAAAATAAATATGTATAATAGTTCATCCTTTTTATTCATGTATTTTTAATATTTTTTTTCTTCCTTGATAAATTTCTGTTGACGCTTTTACTTTTTTGCAAGAAAATTGTACTCTCTCTGGTCGTACCTGCCTCTCAGCAATCCTCTTAGATCGTAAGCAATCACTCATCTTTTCTTTATAAGTATGCTCAATCATTGCACCATTCAAACTCATTATCAAAGCTATAACTACCTCTGTCATTTCCAACCTGTCAATTTAAGTATTAGTTTTTCAATTTTATCAATTAATTTTTTTAAAAATTTAGTAATTTTTTCCATTATCTCTAACCTTATCTTTTAATATTTCTAATTGTTCTGTTAATTTATCTACATCTTTTATAAGTCTTTCTATATTTACTTTATTATTCATCATATCATCTACTCTTGTAACTAATTTTTCTATTTCAACAATACTATCCTCTATTAATAAAAATTGTTCTGCATCTGCAGGTAAAGATCCCATTTCACCTCTTGGCCATTTGATTCTAAATTCTGTATTTTTTTCTAAATCACTTTCCATCAACTTTAATTTTGTAGAGTGTACATTAAGTGTTTCTACAATACCAAAGTATGCCCATACACCAACTGCTACAGCAATCACGATAGAAATTAAATTTCTTAATGGAAGCTGTACATTTGTGTTTTCACTTACTTTAAATTTACTCATTTTCTTTTCCTCCTACCCATATAATGGTCGCCTGGCTCATAGTTCCATTTTTTGCCATGATGACCTCTTATATCAGCATAGCTCATTCTTAACTTAACAATTATTTTTCTTATCCATCTGTTCATTATAATGCCTCTGTTGCTGACAAAGTTATGCCATATTTGCTCACTTGGTCAGTATCCCAAGCTGTTTCATTGCTATCTAATCTCATAATTGTTTTTGTATTTGAATAAACAACAGTTGCATCATCTGCAATTGTTTCTATTCCTTGTCTTAATGCAGGTTCAATTCTAACATTTGCTTCACCTGAGCTATTAGAAGTTACATCTTCAGTAACCATATACAAAAATGAGTTTATTTGTATGTAATCACCTGCTTTAAAAACATTGCTTGTACTATTTGCAAAACCATCTAAAGCAACTTGATTACCTGTTTGACTAGCACCATTGACTCTAATTGTACCTGTAGCTACTCCTTGTATTGTTTTTCTATCTTGGTCACCAATACTAAATGTTCCTCTTCTACCTCTAAGCTGTAATAAAAAAGCAATTATTTGTGCTGCCTTATCCTTTAACATAGGTGGAAAAGAAATTTGTGTAGTCCAATACTCACCCTCGTGTTGCACTACTTGGTCTTGGCCTGTAAATGGTGAGCTAGATACTGCTACTGTTCTAACAAGTGCAAATCTTTGTGTTCTTACTCCTGAAACTGTAGGAAATGTAAGTGGGTATGATGGTGTAAATACTGCCATAATTATCCTCCAAATGCTTTTGCAAATTTACCACCTCTTACCTTTGCGTCTGCTACTGCAGATATTGTTGATTGTTGTATGCTTGGCAATAGGTTAGCAATTTCACTTCTAACTGTATTTGTTACCCCTAATGCAAAGTTTAAATTTTGATTAATAACCATTGGTGTTCCACCACCCATTTTACTTGGTGTAAGACTACTAGGTGTTATTGCACCTGCAGTTCTAGGGACAAAAAGCTCTGGTCCCCTTTCACCTACTAAAGCAGGTCTGTTTGCTTGGATAGCTCCACCTGTTGCAAAACTTCCCTCTGTTGCAGTAGTAGCTCCACCACCTCCTAAAGCGATTTGCAACATTCTTGTTGGTGTGAGTCCTCCTGTTGCTGAACCTGTTAATGCTCCTGTAATAGCTTTTTTCAATCTATCTAATATTAAAACTTGTATTACTGTTTTTTGTAAATCTTGTACTAATATCCTTAAAACTGATTTAAAATCTAATGCTTCTATTCTACCCTCCACAAAAGCATCTGTTATTTTTCTTCCTGCTGTTTCAAAAGCTGTACCTACACCATCTGCAACACCTTGTAATCTTTCAAATTGCTCAATTTCTTTTACTTGTAATTTTGCTATTTCAAGTCTTGTGTTTCTTTGTGTAGATAAAATGTCAGCTATTTTCTTTTGTGCTTCAGGACCTGTTCCTAGTTTCGATTGCAATGCAGATCTTAATTTTTCTAAATCAGCTATAGCTCTTAACTCTGCTCTTGTTTTACCAAGTTTTTGTATTTCTAAATTTCTACCCCTTTGAATTTTAACAAGTGCCTCTGTTGCAATTTTAGCACTTTTATCTTCAAAACTTGGTGTAGCCTCAAGTGCGTTCAATGCATTTCTAATATCTACTTGTTTATCAAGCTCTTCATTAAGTCTTTTTTCAGCTTCGGCAATTTTTGTACCTTTACCTCTCGTTCTAGAATCTTTAAGTTTATCGAATGCTTCTCTTGCTGCATTAACCTTTTTTTCTTGTTCTGCAAGTTGTTCATTTAAAACTTCAGCACTTTTAGATAATTTTTGTTCGTCAGGAATAAACAAAGCTAAGACTTTTGCCAAACCATTTATTGCAACTGTAAGTGCATTTACAATACCTTTACCTATTGCTGATTTTTCAAAAAATAAAACTATGTTTTCGCCTAATGTATCGAATGCACCGGCTAAACCACCTGCTGCACCCTCACCTGCACCACCTACCTGGTCTTTCAATGCTTTTAAAATAAGCTCTTGTGCTTTTGCTTGTTGTCCTGTCAAAGATAAAACTTTAATTTGTTCCTTTTGACTTTCTGTAAATGAAACACCAACTCTTCTTAAAGATGCCAAACCTACTTCAGGTTCTTCTAATGCTTTACCTAATTGTGTTGCTGCAGTTGTAATACTTCCAAAACCTACTGCTGCAAGATCTTGTGATAATTTTAATACTTCACCAAATGTATCACCACTTATCGATTTAAAGGTGAGTAATATTCCTGCGGCATCCCTTGCACCTTGTACACTTGCTAAAGTGTTTTTACCAATTGATATAGCTAGTTCTTCAATATCACCTGCAGTTTGACCTGCTGCGAATCCTGTTGCTTTTAAAAGTGCATTTAATTTTAATGTTTGTGACTCAGCTTTTGCACCTGCTTGAATGAATTTTGTTATACCAACACCTAAAGCTGTAAATGCTGCAAGTCCAATTAATAATTTACCACTTACTCTACCTGTGATTGCACCAATGGCATTCAACCTACCTGCTACAGGACCTAGTGGTCCTTGTACTGCCGCAATTGAACCTGATACATTTCTTAATCTTTCTTGAAATGTTTGCTGACCTTTTGCAACATCTTTAGTAGTTTTTTTAAAACCTTTTAGTTTTGATTTTGCTCCATCAACATTCTTTTTAAAATCTTTTGCGTTAGCTATAAGCTGTACTTGTATTGTTGTTAAATTTGTAGCCATTAGTCTGGAAACCTCCTCATCATTTCTAGCATTTCATCTTTTATCATAGGAGTTGTATTTTTGCTACCTTTAGTTAATAAATATCCATTCACCGCAGAAATATATTCTCTCGGTGAAAGATCCCAAAAGGTTTTTGGACTCATGCGAAGAACACCTAAACCTATTTCTAAGTATTCTTGGATTGGGTAGTCTGTGGACTGCTCTCCGCCTTTACTAAAGGGTCGTTTTCGTCTTTATTGTTTCCTGTAAATGCTGATGCAAGTACAATACCTGCAGTTTCTGATGCTTTTACAATTCCTGACTCCATAATCATATCACCAACAGCCTCTTGGATTACATTCACTTTTGCGCCAAGTAATCCCTCGTGTAATATAACTAAAAGCTCTTTAAAGCTGTATTTACCTTGAGCCATATCATTTGTAAGCTCAATTACAGACCTTTTTGTTCTATTTTCGATATTTACTATTGATTCAAAGGTAAGCCTAAAGGTTCTTTCTTTATCGCCTAACTTTGCTTTTACTTCGCCTTTATATTGGTTCATTATCATCTCCTAGTGCTTTTTTCAGTTTTTTCTTCGTTTGTATTGATTTTTTAAGTTCGCCTTGGTCGTCTTTTATACAATGAAGCTCTGCTCTACTAGCTGTTATAGTAATTTTTTGCACTATGAGATTTTGGTATGAATTTACGATTACTTTATCAAGTGGCTGACAATCAACATCTTTGTTGCATTCTATTGTGATTGCACCTTTTTGAGTTACTTTTATAAACCCATGATATTGATTGTCTTTGATTGTAAAATTAATCACTTCCCAACCATTAGTCCACTTTATTTCCATAATTACGCATTCGTGTATGTTATTGTATTAGATGACTCTAATGTTACAGAATATGTTTCCTCACCATTAAATTCACCTGCTCTTTCGTAGCTTGTCACTAAAAAAGCACCTGATATTTTTGAACCATCTGAAAATACTAAATCATAGTTTTGAATTGCACCATCAAATGCAAAACCTCTTAAAATATTTTCTGTTGATGAATCTGTAAAAACACCACTTGCTGTAATACTCATACT